ATTAATACTCCCCCAGCACCAGTGGTGAATAACCCGAAAGTTATCAGTATAAACGATATCTAAGGAACTAATATATGAATGATATAAAATATACCGGGGGGTATGACCCCATATCTCCTCCCAAGGATTTTTCTGAAATTGAATTACAAATTGATAATATTTATAAAGCTATAGAAGTGTTATATTATCAAATTACAGAGATGAGTGAACGATTGAAACCAGTGTTAGCTCCAGAATATCCTCAAGATTCATCCGGGGAGAATAAACGTATTAGATGTAGTATTAGTCCTTTGGGAGAAAAATTGGAAAGTATTCATACCGATCTTCAATATAGAATTGAGTCTTTAAAAGAGTTAAACATTAGAATAAAATTATAATTTATGATCAAAGAAGATAAAAAATATTTCGATCTTATGGATTCTCTTGATGAGATAACTCCATATGCAACTTATCTGGATCAAGACACTCTTTCCACTGTGGATGAATGGATTGATACCGGATCAATGGCATTGAATGCCATTATATCACGCTCCTTATACAAGGGAATTCCTGTTGGAAGAGTGACACAATTTGCGGGTGGTTCCATGACGGGCAAGACGTTCTTCATGCAGAATATCATGAAGAACGCTCAAAAAATGGGTAAGTTTGTTGTTGTATTTGATAGTGAAAATGCTATCGATAAGGAAGGCTGTACGAAGTTCGGAATTGATCCTAAGAAAGTAAAATATATTTCAACCACAACAGTTGAAAACACTAAAATTGCCATCAAGCAGTTCTTGGAAAAGGTTTCAAAAACCGAAGGAACCCAAGGTAAGTTTGTTATTATAATCGATAACATGGCTCAAATGGAAACTGAATTGGGAGAGAAACGAATGAGCGAAGGTAATGCTGCTGCTGATATGGGAACCAATGCCAAGGCTATTAAATCATTACTTAAGACATGTGTTAATTGGAGTAAGATATCCAAGACCACCATTGTCGTAACGAACGAAGTGTATGGTGATCCAAGTGCGATGTATCCATCATTAGTTAAACACATGCCGGGTGGGGAAGGTGCTATTTATAAACCTTCAGTAACAATCCAATTAGGAAGAAAACCACTTAAGGCAAATGATAAAGATTCAATTGATCCCAAGTTAGCTGCGGGGCAAAAGGGTTATAACGCCGTGTTCCTTCGTTGTTATACGGTAAAAAATAGATTCGCCAAGCAATATTTGGAAGTTGAACTTTATTTATCCTTTGCAAATGGCTTACATAAAACATATGGACTTTTGGAGATTATGAAAGATCTTGGAGTCGTTGTTCTTGAGGGTAAGACGTATAAGGATTGGAAGGGTGAATCTCTTGGGTATTATAAGTCTTGGAGAGAAGATAAAACTGTTTGGCCTAACCTTTTGGAAGAATTAGAAAGGAGAATCGATACGGAATGGGCATACTCGTCTGTTAACGATGAACCTTTTGATGAGGAGGGCAACGATGAAGATGACTCTGATGTGAAAGAGACTAAAGTAGAATCTCCTTTGGATAAATTAAAGGATATTAAAAGAAAGGTGTCTGCTAAAATTGATAAGGTGGAAGAAACTTAAGAATTTCTTTCTAACCATTCTAGATAATTCAGCTTCTTAAATCCACGATCTTTAAATTCACCTTTCGGGGTGAATTTGTCTTTGAACACTTGTTCTGTCATGTAAGACATCACATAGGATTCCTTTTTGGGAACTTTAGACGCCACATAATCATCCATATCATCCGGTGATAATCCATGTTGCTTGAGAACATCATCATCATTAACTCTCAAGCTATTGGCATGATCGACTTGTTTTTTGGCATTTTTAGTTTTCCATCTATTGAGGAATTCCGCGTAATTTCTTCTTAATTCTGGAAGCATACCTTTATATTCTTCGTAACCAGCTTTGGCGTATTCTGCCGCTTCTTTGGCTTTTTCCATTCTATCCTGCATATTATTAATATACCATTGATAATATCTATCAAATGCCTCCGTTTGTTCGGGAGTAGTAAGGTATTGTTTTAATATTTCTGAATCATATCCGGGATATTCATCAGATTTATCTTCGGATTGTGTAACATCATTTAGAATAAGATTTAAGACAGGATGAACTTCGTTGGGTGTATAAGACATGATATCAGAAATTTCATTTTGAAATTCTTCAATTGGTATTCCAGTATCTTTTAACTCCGAGAATTGTTCGATCAAATCTTCTATAATGGTATTACCAGTTTTATCTCTGGGAAGAATTGCTAATGATGCAATTTCAGCGTCTCCTAATGGATGTTCCAACATTTGGTTAAATTGCAATGCTTTTCTAAAGGTTCCTTGTTGATCGGAATCTTCTGTTCCCATATCCACATTAGATGTAGTGATACGATCTAATACTTTTTTAAATATCGATAATTCTTCTAAAGTTTTTAAAATATTTGTTATGTTTTCCGTGAAATCATTCGATACACCGGAAGATGGTTGTTCGGGTTTACCAGACATTTTACGTCTCTTGTAACCCATCGCTTTATGGATTTGGGTTAGAGTATCTTTAATATCCATTTGAGCGGAGTGAATATCTTCAATAGCAGCACCACCATGCTTCTCTTCTTGTTCTTTTGCTTTATTAATAGAGTAACTGGAATGTGTAGCAACTCTACCTTGTCTCATGTAATCAGCAATGGAGGTTGTGTTTAATACTGCTTGTTTAAATTCGGGAGAAGTTACATATTGGGGATTATTTTCTATGGATTTCATTATAGCCGCACGATATAATGCATCGGAAGTCATAAATCCATGATCTTTCGCCTTTTCATCCAAAGGAATACTTAAAAGTCTTTTTGATAAATTTACAATCCCATCACTACTTCTGGCAAAAGTTCCATCATCTTCTGATTCCTCCCCGTCTTCTATACCTTCGTTTTCATTTAACATGTAAAGAAAATATCTTAAAACTCTGTTTTTATGAACATTTAGAGGTAAACCCGGAACTGTTTGACCTTCAGAATCCTCAATATTTCCAAGTTTCATTATTTTACCAACTTGGTCTAAAAGTTGCTTACCGATAGCACCATGTTCCCCCATTTTAGTTAATGGACTTGGACGGGCCATTTCATTAAAAACTTCAGCACGTTGGTTATAATAGGAAAATCCGTATTTAGTCATATACATATTTAATTATTTGACATTTTTTTTAGTCGTGATAGGCTAAATTCATGAAAATTGAAAATCCTAGAGTTTGTGTAGCTACTCAAAAACATCAACTTGATCAAACCACTATTTTTGATAGTTTATTAAAGTTTAATTTAGATAAGGTAAATTATTTTGGAGATAATAAAGAATCTTTGACTACACTTTATAACTATCAAATCACAAAAGCGTTAAAGGAAGACGTTGATTGTCTCATATTAGTTCACGATGACGTAATATTAGAGGAAAATCCAATTCCAAAGCTTGAAAAACTCTTTGATGATTTTGATTTAGTAGGAGTTGCAGGAACCTCAAAGATAGAATTGAAATCACCCGCTTTGTGGCATTTGATGGGTAAATCAGATTACTATGGGGATTATTTACATGGATGTGTTCAACATAGACATGGGGAACGGTGTCCACCTACAAATTTTGGACCATATCCACATAAAGTTGTTATGATTGATGGTGTTTTTATGGCACTTAATAGGAAAGCTATAGAAACAATGAGATTTGACGAGGATTGTCCATCTAAGTTTCACTTTTATGACATTTTGGGATCTTTAGACGCAGTTTTTAAAAAATTAAGAGTGGGAGTGGGAGATATCTTAATAACTCATGAATCACCCGGACTTAGGGAATTTACTAATGATTGGTTGGAAGGTGAAAAATATTTTTTTAAGAAATACGAGAAGTATTATGGTAATATTCTAACTATCTGATTTTCTTTATATGTTATAAAAGTTCCATTGTTTTTATATATTAAATCTTTGGCTACTTTTTTCTTTTTAAGATCGTATAAAAACTTTTCCCTGTAAGTCATACCTTGTTTTATCATAGGTGTGTTTCTATAGGTAATACATTCGTTTATGGTGGGATGCCAAAATTTCCCATCGTATTCTAATATAAGTTCAATATCATTATAATTTTTGGCTTTTAGTCCTTCCAAAGTTTTAAATTTTACCAAATCGAAGAAATATATTTTATTGTTTTTTCTGATGAAAAATTCGTCTTGTCCATACAAACAAAGATTTTTATTTAGATTGTTTTCCGATATAAAATGTTCTATATACTTAGATGCTATTTTAGAATAGAAATTAATAGGGCTGTGGTCAATACCATATTTTAAAATCATGGTCTGTTTTCTTTTCTCCGAAGATATATGTTTTTCAGCTTTACTTCGATTAATATGAGAATATTTTATTTTATTTTTAACGACCAAAGATTTAGATGGTATTGCATAGCCATATTTTAGTATATTTGACTCTCTGATTATTTTTGATAGTGTTGGAGATGTCATCAAAAATCCACCGTAGTTTTCCATAACTGTGTTAACTTTTCTTTGATGAATTTCTATACTCTTTGACGGATTATCCACTCCATAATTTGAAATACAGGTTTTAGATTTCTCCATCTGAACGTTAGTATCGTTATTAGAACATTTAGTTGAACAGAATCTTCTATAATATCTATCATTTTTAGATAGATGATGGGGAAATTTGACATACTCGCCACACCCCTCACGTTCACACATAGGAATTGATGTTACGTTGTTTATTAGGCAGTAAATCCTCTCCATTGGTGTCGAATCTGGTGGTAGAAAATTGGTAACATTTAATAAATCTTTGTGGTGTGGTTCTTTTAGAACTTTGTGTTTGCTCATGTTTTCACCATATATTGATAAATAGTATTCTTTCGTTGTCATACTATTATTTAGCATTTCTATGACGAAATCGTAAAAATGGAGATTGACAACAGCCACTATTATGATAAGTTAAAATAACAATGAAGAAAATTAAAACTATACGATGTGATTATTGGAATCATACCAATTTATCAGAAAAGATAATCGAGATGAAATCTAAAACTATTGATAATGGCTGTTTATATGAATTGGATTGTGTTCCAAAGATGAGAAAACCCTATTTCTGGGAATTTTGGAAGTTTGGTGGATATAAAAATGAGTGTAATAGAATCTTGGGGGGAGGTTGAGAGATTGTTGGATGAATCGTCTCTTAAAGGTAGTTGACTTCCACTTACAGGGTGGTAGGGTTGGCGTTGGGGACATTCTGATTACTCATGAGTCACCGGGACTTAGAGAATTCACAGATGAGTGGAGAGAGGGAGAAAAATACTTCATTTCAAAATATTCTTAAATTGTTAGTTAAATAATTAAATGAAGATTAAAAATAATTATCCGAAAGAAGCTGGAATATATAAATTAACTTGTAATATTAATAATAAAATTTATATTGGAAAGTCTGTAAATATATACAGCAGACTTGCGGCCCATAAATGGCAGGGAAAAAATTCTAATATTAAATATTACTTACAGAGTGTAATTTTAAAATACGGGTGGGATAATTTTAGGGTTGATATATTAGAGATAGTGGATAACTTTGATAAGGTAAGAGATAATAATTTTCTTCTAGAACGGGAGACATATTATATAGATTTATTCGAGTCTCACAATCCAGATAAGGGATATAATATATGTAAATATTCCAATGATAGAAGTGGTGTAAAACATTCAGAAGAAACCAAAGAGAAGATACGTATATCTAAATTAGGTAAAAAAACAGGTCCATTTTCTAAAGAATCTAGGGAGAATATGAGAATATCGGCATTAAATAGACCCCCAAGATCCGATGAACATAGAGAAAAATTACGTAAAGCGAATTTGGGTAAAAAAATGTCCGATGAACATAGAGAAAAATTACGTAAAGCGAATTTGGGTAAAAAAATGTCAGATGAAAGTAAAGAAAAACTTAGGTTATTGTATAAAGATAAACCCAGCAAAAGAAAAAATTTTAAACATTCTGATGAAAGTAAAGAAAAGATAGGTCGTGCAGTATTGGGTAGAAAACATTCAGAGGAATCTAAAGAACGAATGAGTATAGCTCAGACAGGAATAAAAAATAAAAGACCGGGATATAAACATTCAGAAGAAACTAAAGAAAAGATGAGAAAATCCGCAAATAAACAAATACAACAAATATGACAAGAGATAATTACATATGTAAGGTGGTATCAGAACTTATTAGGGATAAGTATTCAATTTTATTACAACAAAGTAAAAAGATCGGAGATTTTGGGGGATCGTTTGATTACGAAAATAAGGAATTTATAGTATCCATGCAAAATAAAATGGGATTTGAAATCTTTATTCATGAATATTGTCACTATTTACAATGGAAGACTGATCGAAAATACTTCATGAAATTGATTAATAATTGTGGAATAGTTTTTGATTGGTTGGATGGTAAGTTTTTCCGAAAGGATATTATAGAGTATGCTATAAGAGGGGTAATCGAGTTGGAATGGGATTGTGAAAAACGAGCCTTGGACCAGATTAAACAATACAAATTAGATGTTGATGTTGAAGAATATTGTAAGTCGTCTAATTCTTACCTATTATTTTATAATATCGTCCATCAGGAACGAAAATGGTATAAGGAAACACCATATACAACAACTCTAGTTAAAAGTATGCCAGATAAATTGATGGATTTGGAATTCTACTTAGATAAAGATAACATTACCGAAAAACAATATAAGCAATATTTGAAACTTATCTAAATGATCATTGACTTAGATGAATATGAAAAAATCATAGATCTATTCATTAAATATTTTAATGGAAACAATTAAAATATATCCAAAGAAGGCGGGAATTTATAAATTTACATGTATTGAAAATGGAAAGGTTTATATAGGCAAATCAGTTGATATTAGATCACGATTAAACTATCATAAAAGATCTAAAGGTGGATATTATTTCCAAAATGCTTTATTTAAATATGGGTGGGATGCCTTCAATATTGAAATATTGGAGATATTCGAAGAGTTCGATAAAATAAAAGATAACGATTCTCTCTTACATAGAGAATCTTATTATATTGAATTATACGACTCAACAAATAAAGATAAAGGATATAATATATGTAAATTTTCTACAGATAAAACAGGAATTCCAATGTTAGAAAGCGTTAAAGAAAAGCTTAGAAAAGCTAATTTGGGGCGTCCGTTTTCAGAAGAACATAGATATAAAATAGGTTCTACTTGGAGGGGTAGAACAAGACCCCCATTTACCGAAGAACATAAAGAAAATATACGAAAGAAAAATTTAGGAAAGAAACTTTCACAGACCCATAAAGATAATATAGGGAAGGCTAATAAGGATAAAATAATATCTGAAGAAACTAAAGAGAAAATGAGTAAAAGTCAGAAAGGTAAAAAAAGATCACAAGAAATAAAGGATAGGATGAGTCGATCTAGATTAGGAAAACCTAGTAATAGAGTAGGATATACACATTCAAAAGAAACTAAAGAGAAAATGAGTAAAAATAAATTGGGTAAAACAAGCAATGCTAAAGGTCATAAACATTCAGAAGAATCCAAGGAGAAAATGAGACAAGTAAAATTAGGTAAACGTTTATCGGAGGAAACGAAAGATAAAATGAGACAGGTAAAATTAAAAAATATTAATTAATTTAATATGGATATCGATCTTCTAGAATATGAAAAAATCATAGCCTATAAAGCTATGACTGACAGTACGTATTTAAATTCTATAGCCGATTACATCAAGCCTGAGTATTTTGAGCAGGCAAATATAGCAAAATACTTTGAAATTGTTAAGGATTTTTATGATAAGCGTCATAAATTACCCACAATTACAGAAATCAAGCCGTATTTAAACAGTGATGGGATGAGGAATGACTTTAAACGATTAGTGGAGTCGTTTAAAGTCATGGATAAGACCTTTGATAAGGATGAACTTTATCAAAATACCGAAAGATTCCTAAAGGAACGTGCTACTTGGTGTAATATTCTTGAGATAGCGGAGAATTCCGAGAAGAAAGTTAAAAATCCATCCGAAGTATTGGATGCATTCGAAGATATTTGTAGAATTTGTCTTGATACTGAACGTGGCATTGAACTATTTGAAGATGTTGATAAGTTAATTGATGATATTCTCAACGAAGATATATATATTTCCTCTGGTTGGGAGTGGGTGGATGAGCATTTAGGGGGTGGTTATAGACAAGATGGTAAGGCATTGTATATATTTGCTGGTCAAGCCAACATCGGTAAGAGTATCTTCCTTGGTAATGTGGCGGCAAACATCGCTGAACAGGGTAAGAACGTCCTTGTGGTGTCTCTGGAGATGTCTGAGATGCTTTATGCTAAGAGAATCGCATCTAATGTCACTAAGATACCTCTAAAAAACTTCAAAGAGGATACACATACCCTTAGATATGCTCTAAAAGAGGAAGGAAAGACCAGTGGTAAGCTATTTATTAAGGAATTTCCACCTTCTACGATCACTCCTAAGCAATTATCAGCATTTATAAAGAAATTAATCGATACTGGTGTTCATTTAGATGCTATTGTCGTAGATTATCTATCTCTTTTATACACCGATAAGGGGTCCAACTCATATGAGCGCATAATGTATGTATGTGAGCAGATCAGAGCTATGTCTTACATATTTCATTGCCCTGTTATATCAGCAATTCAATTAGGAAGACAAGAATTTGGTAAAGATAATCCCGGAATGGAGGGAATTGCAGGCAGCATTGGCGTGGCTGCAACTGCTGATGTAATCATGTCGATATTTCAATCGGAAGAGGACATGGAAATGGGTCTTATCAAACTAGGTATGATGAAGAACCGCTTTGGTCCAAGAGGTATGGTGCAACCCATGAGAATTGATTATAATACTCTCACTATAACCCAATCCGAGGAAGAAGAGGAAGTGATGAATGATGACGACCTCTCAGTATTAGAACGATTGGCCAAAAGTTAAAAACTTGATTGACAATGTAAAAATATATAACAGATATGAGTGAGAGAATTGAGAAAACAAATAGCGATCTACAAATATATGTAGACATTTTACAGAAGCACGGAGTTAATGTCACCAATACACCTATGTATGGTCCAGTATCATTGGTTAATTTGGAAACTGATGATATTTGTTGCAATAGTTGGGTATTGGATGTTGCTGAATTGACTGAAATTTTAACCCCGACCAATTTGGATAGGGAGATTTTTCAAAAGGCTGAAATTGGAAATACTACTTCAATAGAAGCTTTCGTGGTTGATGAAAATAAATTTGAAAGTGTAGTGGACCATTATTCTAAAACATATAGAAATTTTAGTTTTTATGGGTTACTTTATGAGCAGATCTATTATTTATTCGAAGATAAATTTTATGATCTTCCTAAAGTTTCTAAAATTAGAGGAGCATTTTGGGGAGTTAAAAAGGATATTTAAACTCAGTCGATTTCGATTGACATTTCATAATTCTATGATAATTATAGGTATAGATGTCTAAAATTTTTGTATGGGCTAATTCTGATCTTGATGGAGCATGTTCTACCATCTTGTTGGGAAATATTTTTCCTGATATGGATTATAAATCTGTATTCTTTGGTGATTTCTTGAACCAATATTCCGATTGGGAACATAATTTAGATAATTATGACAAAGTATTTGTGGTCGGAATGGTTCTAGATCAGTCCTTGGTTAATAAAATCGATGACCATAAGGTGGTTTTCGTTTCAGACCGTGGGGAAAAGTTAAATGTGTTTGATTCTTCCATTATTTCCAAAGAATATTCATCATGCTGTAAGTTACTTTATAAGAAGTTTAAAGAAAAGTTTGAAATACCCAATGATCTGAAAAGATTGATACTTTATGTGGATGATTACAACGTATATTCTTTAAAACATAAGGAATCTGAGTATCTTAATGGTCTTTATA